GGGTTTGACCAACCACTTATTCTTTCATAAAGAAAAGATTCCCGTGGCATGAGTCTTATGGTCGACATCTTGGATGTATGTTTCCACCTTATGTCCTTTAATCGTAATATCATGGTCAGAATTCCATTTCTGTTTTAACGCATCCAAATAATTAATTATAGAATCTTTATCATCCATTCCCAATTCTTTTACATCTATAACCAAGTGGATATCTATATCGCTCTCAGGGGTCCAATTGTAGTTAGCTGAACTGCCTATTAAAATTATATCCTGCAGCGTAGCTTTCAACTCCACGTCATCATAAAAATCTCTTCCTATCTTTACTAAGTGTGTCAAAACGTCTGGACGAATTCTTCCAGATTCGTCCCAGATATCAGGGTTTAGTCTTGAGTTATAAATCCTTTGATTAAGCATATCGTGATAGTTGTTTTATGGATTCCTTAGCAGATGTATGTAGAATCCCGATTCCTCCTGCTCCGATCCAAGAACGGACATTCTTTTCATAATCGTCTACCAAAATTTTGTTCTTCCAAGCATATCTCTTTTTATCCTGAGCTGAATCCACTATTATTACATTGCTGTTTGGTATTTTATTCAAAAATCCGTGCTTCCTTAACCACTTCAGTTTACCCTGTTTAACTATATTTGACCCATGATTTTTCTTTCTTGAACTGCTTAATATACCTATTCTTAAAAAGTGTGAGAACACGTATGATTTAAGTTCTTCCATATCAGGAGTAGGAGTAAGTCTTTCCCAGAAAACAGATCCTTGTTCTAGTATAAAATCCCAGTATTTCTTTTGGCCAAACTCTTTCTCATAGTCATCTGGTTCTTTTCCTGTCAATCGTTTGAAATCGGCTTCAAACGAGCAAAGAACTCCATCCATATCAAGAAATACTGTTACGTCGTTTTCTGTCATAATAAAATTACTATACTACAATATAAATAGTTGACAACTTAATTTAAAGTCGTAAGGTACAAGCAATAAGCAGCTAAGCAACACTAAGCAAAGCAACTAGAGAAAGAAATAAGCAACAGCAAGCACCTGGGGAAAATTATGCTAGGATGAGCTTAAAAGAAAATCCGTCGAAGGTATATCTATCAAGATAAAATCTCTCAAAAGAATCTGTGTTCCAATCTGAGCTGTTGGGTTGCCCAAAAACGGGACCAGATAAAACATGACTTAAATCGTTGTCATTATACTCGACAAATTCAACATTTGAATTTGCGTTTTTCATAACAATAAATATCAAACCGATTTATCAGACTTCTATTTAACTGCAAAAAAAAAAGAACTCCGAGAAAAAAATCTCGGAGTTCTTCTTGAATTTTTACCTAACCTTAAGCGCCAGGGAAAGTTGCGCCGGTCGGCAAGATATTGAAGTCAAGGATAATGAATTCAGCAGTCTTAGCCGGTTGGAGATAAATCTGTCCGTAGAGAACATTTCTGTCTACCAAGTCAGGAGTGTTGTTGCTCTCATCCATAACCACCTGGAAGGCATACAAACCACTTCTCTGTTGAACGCTCTCCAAGTAAGGATTGACAATCGCCAAGAACTTGTTACGCGTCACAGCAACGTTTTGTTCAAACACTAAGAACTTCGATGACGAAGCAATGAACTTCTTCAAGGCAATAAGCAATCGACGAACATTTACACGATCCAATGCACTTGGAGCAACCTGTAGGGTCTTTTGTCCCCATACTGAGATTCCCTGACCAGGGAAAGCAGCGATAGGATTGACACGTCCCTCATAGAGAGTGTCACGTTCCTGATGAGTTAAACGATCCATTACTTGAACCGCCTGAGAGATTCCACCACGGTTCAAACCAGCAGGAGCGAACCACTCGGCAGCCGTGTTGTCGTTTGCAGCATAAACAGCCGGCAACACAACCGACGGAGGAACACTTACAATTTTATTAAGGTTCGTATCGAGTATCTTTACCCAAGGATAATAAGTGGCGACGTAGTTACTATCAAACGTTTCCGCCTGAGCGACCGCTGCGTCGATAAGTCCCGTGCTTTGATTTGAAGCCGGGAACACAACGTTATCCATGATGTAGAAGCAATCTCCACGGGCTTCACACATATCAATAACAAGGTTAGTGACATAAGAGTGAAGGCTTGAGAAGATACCTGGGGTCACGATAAGATTGATATCAAACTCATCAGCATTTCCAAGGGCTGCCACACACTGCTTATAACCGACGCTACCTGCGCTTGTTATACTCGTGCAATCCAATCCTTGAGTATTTCCGGCAATAATATCGGAACCTACGTTGATAGGAACCGCTGGCCACTGACCGTCAAATCCACCCTGCATACCCATTACAAACTTACGTTTCTTTACGTTAGTTACTTCATCGGCAGCAACATAGTAAGAAGGAACTCCGTTTCCGGCGGTCACACCACTTGAACTATAATTTGTCTCCAAATCAAAGTCTTCGTTTTCCCCGGTCGAATCATTTGATCCGAACGATGGGAGAGGAGCGAAATACTGTTCATTGTCTCTATCACAACCGACTCCCGAAGAAGCGGTAGGATATAGGGCAGCAAGCGTATCACTTGCTCCAACAGGAACCTCACCGATCATAACACCCGAAGCGTAACGTCCTGGCGACTCGCTATAGGTGGACGCCTTTGTATACCTCATTGGAGGAAGGAAGCTACTGTAGTTACTGTTTATCGGTGTAGAATAAGCACGGAATCCATACGGAACCGCTGCCACAGGATATGTGTCCGTGGTCATTTCGACTCGGATATACTTACTCAAAGTAGAATAAGTTCCAAACTCAATGATCTTACCAGCGAAGGTGATGTAATTATACTTGTCACCAATTCTACGAGCAATGAAATTAGCGGAATTTGGATCCAATGACAAATTCTGGAAAGTCTCCAAAATCTTAGGACGTTTCTCAGTGTCACTGAAATCACGAACGCTCAAAGTGAACGAACCGTAATCCGAGCCAGGGACCTGACCAGCAAGACGAACATTGCTTATCTCAATCTTGAATCGTGTATTTTCAGCCGTTCCGTCGCCGAGGGTGTGAACCTTAAACAAGTTATACTTTGTAGAGACTGCTGTGCCACTTGCACCCCTCCAAGGAGCAATCGTCTGAGACGTTACCCACGGAGTAGAAGCATTCGTCAAAGCAAAGTCACTGTCAGCCGTAGAAGGTGTAAGAGAAGCTGCATCAGTGAAATTCAACACATCACCAACACGAACCTGGCCCTCAACTGATGTTCCCATACCAATCATCCAACTCTTCTTATCTGCCTTTACACGGGCAATAGTGTCTTCAAAAATACGGTAGACATACGCTGCCTCAATCTTCTGTCCACTTACTTGTGTGGATGGATTTCCCGCTGTCGGATCATTTCCGAATACGGATGTTATATACTTAGAACTATTTGGGTCCAGTGAGAACTCATATGTTCCAAATCCGGAACCAGCCGAGCTGCTCAACTGAACAGCGAAGTTAAGAGCGGTCGCACGTTCAGCAACCCCCGCTGGGCCAGATGACGCGGTGACTGTAGACAGAATCGAACCACTGAATCCAGGAACACTCAAGTCACTTGTTGATTGAGTTGCATTTCTTGTGTTAGCAAGAACAGCCAAGATCTGTGGAAGATTTGCACTTGAAGTCGAAGCACATGGATCAGAACTTACAACGCTTGACGAAGTAAACGTTCCGGTGTAAGGTCCAAACGAACCACTTACTTGTCCAGCAGCGAGATACAACACAGTTCCACATCCTCCCGATGAACGATATGCTTTGAACACCGCATTGTTTAATTTCAAAGAAGTGCCACTTACAACATCAAAAGTTGAAGAAGCGGTCACATTCAACTGAACGAAGCTCATAGAGAAGTTAGAAACCGTTTCGGTGGATTCCAACAATGCCTGAGCAAGTTTTTCTGCTGCTGTCTTAGATGAATTTCCTTGTATACTTGAAGTGATATAAACTGTGGCAGCGGAGCCGGTATTTATATTTACCGTTCCGATAACAGACGTCACACCTGCGTATTCAAGACTTCCCGACCCAGCTGGCAAGAAAGAACTTGTGTTATTCTCGAAGGTCACGGTCAATACCGCGCTCATGCTTATTATTCCAGAGGTTGATGCGGTCAATGCTGCAAAGCTAGCGGAATTCGGTGTGATAAAATCGGTTATCGTGGTGGACCCGCCGGTGCTTTCAGCATACGATGGGATAGAGTTTCCCGTCGAGCCAGTCTCCACTGAAGCAGATACTTCAAGTCGTGACCACGTTCCCGGAATAGCATAAATCATCAAAGGATTGTTCTGCTTATATCCGGTAAGAGCACCGACACGGCAGACGGTCACTTGACCCTGTTCCTTCAAATATTCTTTAGCGGTGTATGGTCCATAAAAAACTCCGTCAGCAACACCAAATTTCTCTTCAAGCTCCGACACGCTACGAACTAACGTTGGTGCAAAGCCGGGACCTTTTGCAAATGGTGCTACGATAGCACCACCGATGTCAGCGACACCTTGAGCAAGGCCGCTCAAGTCGTTCTCTCGCGTGAAAACTCCGGGACTCACGACACGGTCCACAGGACTAAATTTACCACCCTCAGTGATTGGCATAGGTTATATTCCTTTCAAATTGTTGAATAGATTACAAGAATCTAAATATAAATATACCCAACTTTTTGAAACCTCAACTATTTATGGGATTATTTAACGGAAGGTGTAAAAGTTCCATCTTTTAAGTTAAGACTGCCGTCTCCATACTTAGAACTCAAAGTTTCTATCAAAACCTCTTCCTCTTTTTGTAATTCAAGATACTCCAATTTAGCTTTATTTTCCTCTTCATTAAGATTTTTTATAGCCTGTTCTATGGATAATCTTTCGAGCGTCAACTGACCAAAATAAAGTATCTTCTCTTGATACTTAGACTGTAACGTTTTTATAGAGTTAATATCGTCTTCTGAGAATTTTTTGGAATTCATAACAATTTCATCCACGGTTTAAAGATTCACTTACTCTGATTGAAATTTCTTGGTTCAAAACCCTAAGATTATTTTGGCACAACTCAAGTCTCATTAATTCATCATATGCAAGTGCTTTTAATTCTATAATTGAAAGATTCTTTATATCTAATTTCTCATTCATAACTATATCTATTCAATCGTTGTTATAAAAATTAAACTATTTCTCCGGAGTCTGATACAAATAAAGTTTTCAACATAGATTTATCTACTCCATTTATACGAACGTTATCAAAATCTGACAATATTAATGTTTTCACAGAAGAATAAAATGACTCCTCGGAATTCCAGTTTTCATAAAAAAATTTAAATGAATCTCCCGACAACTCCATTGTAAAGATTACCGGATTATCAGAAACTCCTCCGAATTCGTCCGAAGAAACAAACGACAAGATGGCTTTCGGCGATTTTGAAACCTTGCCATATATGTGAATTTCATCCGAAATAAATCCATATATTTGTTTAACAACTATTGGTGTAGTATTTTTTAACATAAAATTAAGACAATATTCCTAAGTTTCTCAAAGCTTTAACGACTTGTCCAATTGTATATCCATCCCAAGTAGCAGAATCATTTGAGATTAAAGATGTATTTGCTGAAAACGTCGATGCAGCTATGCTTGAACTCGGTTGGATTATAGGAGTAGCATTCCAAAAACCAAGTTTTTGTGTAGAATCGGTACAAATTTTAGATCCGTTGGAGGTATTTGTTACCAGATTAAATCCGTCGGATAAGGTCAAAGAATTGTCGACCGTAAACCTTTTAGATCCTGACGTGGCAATCGAAATCGCATTTACTCCTGATAGATAAAATCCGTTGTTTGCGGAACCGCTTTTGAATCCAATTGATGGCGATGATGAAGTTCCATCTGTAGAAAAAAATCTTCCCGTTGAATCAATATAAGATAACGTATTTCCGCTACTATCAACCCATCTTTGCATATCCCCCGCTTGAGACGCTGCTCCCTTCACTGTCCACGATACTCCTGATGGGTAAATATTTACGGCGGACATATTTGCAGCCCGCAACCTCAATGTCACAGCGCTGTCGCCATTATAAAACTCAAATGTGGTAGCATCCGCCCACTGAGCATACGTGTTTTTTGCTGACGTAGATTCGTTAAAAACTATACACGAATTATTTATATCAGACGTCCTCTGAGTGATCGTTATAAAAGACCCAGAGTAATACGTCGAACTTCCATCGGAACCAATTTTATTCAATACAAAACCATTGGAATTTTGATATTCAGCCAAACTCACAGACTGACCTGATGCACCTTTGAATATACTATTTATTCTAGATCCTGTATAACAGTTAACATAAAATTGACTTGAAGATGCGGGACCATTTACACCTATCTGCCCAGATTGCATTATATTCAACGCGGAAGCACTCAATCCTGAATTATATACATCGAAATTTATATCCTTTGATGTTCCTGTTCGTATACCCCAATTTAATGACGGTGCATCTATACTAGCTGTGCCGTTTCCGTTTAATGGATTAACGGTATCAGAAACATCGGTTCCGATATCTAAAACACCATTCTTCTTAAACCGTGCTCCCATTTGATTTCCAGATGCGTCCGAAAAAGCAAGCATATATTGTGACTGCGTAGGAGCCGCTTTCAACAATAAAGCAGAATTTGAAGATGTAGTATTTATTATCCCACACTGGCTCGTCATCGGAGAAGACATAAACTGTGACCCAACTGTAAATAACCCCGATGTGTTTATTCCAAATCTATTTGAGTTAGACAAATAATCGTAGAAAAACAACTGACCTGATGAGTTTATATACATTTCGTAGTCCCCTATAACGGAAGAAGTTCTACTTAATCTAAACCCTGATTGAGATGATCCACTGTAATGAAATGGCGACAACCCTTGGGAAGTTCCTACTCCGAATGAATTTCCTCTAAAAATATTACTAAATGATTGACCAGAACATGAAATGAAGCTAGATGAAACCGAACTTGTGGCCCAACTGCTTGTTATGTTATACTTGCTACCAGTAGATATATTTGGCGCATTTTTTGCCCAACTTGCGGAAATAACCACGCCCGATATATTTGAACTGGTGATATAACTAGATGTGTTAGAGACATCAGTTGAATAAGCATAACTGCTGGATATTGAGAAACTGCTTGAATCTGTGGAGCTTGCGGAAACCGCATAACTTGAAGACCACGCTGCGCTGCTTGAATCTGCGGAGCTTGCGGAAACCGCATAACTTGAAGACCACGCTGCGCTGCTTGAATCTGCAGAGCTTGCGGAAACTGCGTAACTTGCAGAAGCCGCATAGCTTGATGACTCAGCGTAAGCCGCAGAATCCGTGTAACTCGACGTTTCCGCGTAACTTGCAGAAACGGACGGCGAACCTGGAGCATAACTTGCTGACATTGCATAGTCTGCCCAGCTACCAGACACGGAGTAGCTTGAAGAAACCGACGGCGAACCTGGAGCATAACTTGCTGACATTGCATAGTCTGCCCAGCTACTAGACACAGAGTTTATAGAACTCGTAGCCCAACTGCTTGTTATATAGAATCTGCTTCCGGATCCTATTATTGGAGCATTTGCTGCCCAGCTTGAAGAAATTGCTCTACTTGAGCTGAAAGCATAACTAGCTGATATAGATCTACTTGAAGAAAATACATAACTTCCTGATATAGAGAAACTTGAAGAAGTTACTATACCAAACACATTCGATGAGGTTACATAGCTAGATGTATTTGACGTCCCAGAATTTAAAGAGTAACTTGATGATACCACATTGGATGCCCAGCTGCTCGTAATGTTATATGAACTTCCTGTAGAAATATTAGGGGCATTCAGAGCATAACTTGCTGACGAAACCATTCCAAATACATTTGAAGAAGTTATATAACTTGATGTCAACGCTGTGGTTGTGTTTGATGAAAAACTTGAACTTGTCGAGACGCTTGCCGTCCCAACCAAACTTCCAGTAAACCCTCCGGCCGAATTTACCCCAAGAGACGTTGATAACGACCCTGTAATTTTCTGATTTCCAATTACATCCACAACCCCAGATCCCGCCGGCTTTATAGAGATGTTCACATTTGAAGCACCAGACCCAGAACTCTCCGATGCCAATGTTATTGATGTGGAAGATGCGGACAAAGCTGCCCTCACAAAGTTTGATGTATTAGTATATGTTCCATACACATTAAACGTTTGTCCAGAGCCTGTATTTCTTAGAGCTAAAATATTTGCGTTATCTCTAGCAAGAATTACATCATAATTACCTATACCGAACACCGAGTCACAGTATAAAACCCCTCCATTTGTCCTAAATCCTGTAGACGAAGGGAATGAAATGAGTCGTGTTCCTGCGTCATAAGAAAGAACAAGTCCGTTGTTTGATATGGTCAACTGATCTGTTAGAGTTCCACCCACAAGTGGCAAATATGCACTTGCAGAAACCGCGAAGCTAGCCGACGTAGCAACGCTCGAAGTGAGAGATACGGATGATGTATTTGCGTAACTAGCAGATACGGAAAAACTAGACGATGTAACCGTTCCAAACACATTTGAAGCCGCTACATAACTCGATGTAAGAGATGTTCCAGAATTTACAGAATAACTGCTTGAAACTGAACTTGTGGACCAACTGGATGTTATGAAATACGTGCTTCCGGTTAAAATATTTGGAGCGTTTAACGCATAACTGGCTGTTGTCGCATTAGACGATGTTCCGAGTAAACTTCCTGTAATACTGCCCAATGATGCGTCGAAACTTCCTGTAAATCTATAACTTCCACTGAATGACTTGCTGTTTATCCATGTAGATCCGCTATAAACGAGAAGATCGCCGTTTGATAAGTTTGAAGAACTTACGTTCGACAAAGATTCCAACGTAGTTGCGGGGTTTGATCCACCCGTAGCTCCAACGCCGGACACCTGTCTAAACAATCCAGACTGAACAATCAAAGCATCAGCGCCCGATAATGAAGTAACAGTACCTCCTTTTACAATAACATAACCCAAATATATGTTATTCAACGCCGTGTCAGGAGATTCCGAAAATGCTTCTATATCAACTAAAGATTGCGCCTCTGATATGCTTTTATATGTGTCATTTCCGTAATAGACATTAAAGAATCCGTTTGTGTTAGGTGCCCAAAACACCCGCTGTATGCTATATCTTCCACTTGCAACGGTTGCCAATTGACCGGTCGATGTATTTACATATTTAGTATTATCCAATACAGTGTAACCCGCATTAAGAGGCCCAGAGTCTATCACAAAGGAAGAACCGGACTGATAATATCGGTTTATTCTACAATTGTTTACACCGGAATCCACAACAGTAGAAGGATGATCAGGATCATTGATATAGTTAGCCCCAACCAAAAACGACGTTCCCGAAGACTTCCGTATTCCAAGAGTGCTTCCGCTCGTCTGCAATACGTTTCCGCTCAATTTCATAGGCCCGAACGCTCTTACGAAATCGTTCATTTGAACCGTAACACCATATGAAATCTGTTGATTATTGAATACGTTAGTAGAAACGCTTGCACTTAGATGGAAAATTTCTCCTAAATGGATCGAAGATTCCCACTGTGCTGGCGAAGAAGAACCCCACGCAGAAGACTGCTGGATCAGTTCTCCCGACGAACTTATTCCCACGTATGTAACATATGCGCTTCCACTGTAAACAAGTGGTTGGTTCAAAAACGCTGACCAATTTAGATATCGTATCGTAGGGTATGGAGCACTAGACGTTAAAGCATTTAGACTCACTATTATTCCGGATCCGCTTGTGACACTGAATGTGTTTGTTCCGGGCGTCGATGAAATTACCCCACCGTGAAGAATTCCTGTGTAAAGATCTGACTCTAACCACCGAAGTCTTGTAGTGTTATTAAATCCGTTTCCATTTTGACTAAAATATAAGTCATTTGTGCTTCCGCTCACATAGATGTAAGACGAGGATATTGATGGATTTATATTAGTAGTTACCGGTAAAAAGTTTACATATCCGTCGTGTTGAAAATCACCATATACTTTAATAGATGGAGAAGATGTTCCTCGGGATCCACTTACAACCAAATTTCCACTGACGGTAGAATCTCCTATCAAATTGTTACTTCCAGACGAAAACAGTGAACCCGTGACCGTTTGAGAACCTATGAAATTGTTACTGCCAGTTGTAGCAAAAAATCTGCTGGAAGTTCCGTTGAAAAGCAGGCTGTTTGAACTAAAGCTGGAAGATACTGAATAACTACTTGAAATCGATGCGGTTGCCCAACTGCTTGTTATATTGTATGTGCTTCCTGTTGCAATATTTGGAGCATTTAGAGAATAACTAGCTGTCAAAGAATAACTCGCGGAGACGTTTGGTGAACCAGGAGCATAACTCGCAGAAAATGCGTTTTGGGAATAAGACGCGCTTAAAACCGTCATCGAACTGGTAGAACTTATAGACAATTTTGTATCCGCATAAGTTTTTACCGCTAACTGTGAAGGTACAACGTTATGACTTGCCGTTACAAACGTTGTATCCCTATCAATGGGTATTCCACGAGTAGTTCCTTGTGACATTATTGATCCTTTCTAGTATTCAATGTGGCATTTATTATGTGTTCTCCTGACCAAATAAATTAAAAGATAGTGTAGCGTCTGTGGCATACACCGTAACAACGTCTGTTGCTGATAATGTCATCCCTATGGTGGCCGTGAATGTATCTCCGGAAGCAACTATAACGTCATAATAAATATAATGTTTGTCGTCTATCGTGGCCCCGGCCGGCCGGACGGCTACTCTAAAATACGTTTCCGCTGCACCTCTATTACACACCACTATAGAGGACACAACTGTATCTGTTCCGGAAGGAACGGTATACAATGTAGTATTTGTTGTAGCGGCCGGTGATACTTGACCAAGCACTTTTCTTATAGTCGCCATAGTTTTATTATCCTCCCATCAGAAGGAAATTTTGATTAAAATTAACTTCTAATACATATGAAGCCGTTACTGAATATGAACTACTAATTGTCGATATAGATCTCGATGACGATATTGAATACGAAGAACTTGTGGAATAATCGGAGAAACTAGCCGACGGAGCAGTTGACGAAAAACTGCTTGAAATAGAAGAAGTCGACCAGCTACTTGTTATAAAGTATCTACTGCCGCTTCCAAGGGTTGTTCCCCCCGATGAATTCAAAGCATAACTGGACGTTATTGAATAACTCGATGAAATAATGACGCCAAATATATTTGAGGCAGTGACGTAACTGGCTGTATTTGAAGTCGAAGAAAAACTTGACGATATGGACGATGTAGCCCAACTGCTTGTTATATTGTATGAGCTTCCGGTTCCAAGGGTTGTTCCACCTGCGGAAGAGTTCATCGAATAACTCGCGGTCACAGAATACAGAGCCGCGCTGGAACTTACTCCAACGCTCGATGTAAACGAATAACTGGAAGATACGCTGGTTAAAGAGTAACTTGACGACAACGTTGGTGATCCTGGAGCATAACTCGCTGACAAAGCTTGAGCAGCGGAAAGTGCGTAACTGGCCGTCTCCGTTGGAGCTCCCGGAGCATAACTTGCAGAAAATGCTCGTAGAGAATAGCTCGAAGATAGAACAACTCCGTAAACACTTGAAGCAGTGACATAACTTGAGGTATTCGATGTAACTGAATAACTGCTCGAAACTGATGCGGTCGCCCAGCTGCTTGTTATATTGTATGAGCTTCCGGTTCCAAGGGTTGTTCCCACTCCGCCCCCGGGAGAAACCAAAGCATAACTCGCGGTCACAGCAAATAATGTTGCACTAGAACTTATAGCGACGCTAGATGTTATAGAATAACTAGCGGACGTGATTAATCCCACTACGTTAGAAGCAGTTACAAAACTTGCTGTATTTGATAGTGAAGAAACGTTCGATGAAATAGAATTAACAGACCAGCTGCTCGTTATATTGTAACTACTTCCGCTGCCCAACGTTGTTCCTCCAGTTGAAGAATTGAGAACATAACTGGCTGTCAAAGCGAACAATGAATTGCTTGAACTTATTCCTACACTCGACGAAACAGAATTATTTGACCAGCTGCTCGTTATATTATGAGAACTTCCCGTCGAAAAATTCGGGGCATTTAAAGAATAACTTGCAGACAAAACCGTTCCGTATATATTGGATGAAGTTACATAACTGGCTGACAAAGACGTCCCAGCAGCTGTGGAGTAACTGCTAGATACGGCGGTATTGGATATTGAAGAGAAACTGCTTGATATCGATGTGGACGATACAAGAGAGTAACTTGAAGTTATAGCGGACCGAGCGTCACTGCTTGAAATTGCGTAACTTGATGTATAAGAATAACTGCTAGAAACTGACGAAGTCGCCCAACTGCTTGTTATATTGTATGTGCTTCCTGTAGAAATATTGGGGGCATTCAGAGCATAACTTGCAGTAGGAATGGAACCGGTAGTTAAACTTCCTACTTTTGTTATATTTAAGCTTCCGGTCCAAGTGGACAGTGCTAAATTTTCTACGTTTGTTATTGAAAGGTTAGTTCTTACCGATGATGTGCTGGAAAAGGAAAGATTTCCTGTGTTATCTATTGCCATCAATCCCACACCATTGCCTGCCAAAGAATTCATCCGCAAATTCTTCCAGTCAAATTTTGTGCTTCCGAGATATCTTAGTGTACAATTAGATGTATCCCATAAAATCGCGTGGCTTCCAAACTCATCTTCTAAAAGACGTGAAGATAAATCCAAAGAAGCCGTGCCATTGGAATCTATAAGAGTGCTTATCCATTTTGGCACCGAAGAAGAAATCTGTAGTACCTGTCCCCTTGAACCTGATGCAAGTCTCGCTGCCGTCGATCCGCTCCTGTAGATCATATCTCCCGTGGTAGTCATTGGAGACAACGCATCAAACGCAGAAGCAGCGGTCGTATTTCCGGTACCTCCTGAGGATATAGGAACGGTAGCCACAGAGTTAGCAAAACTTGAAGTCAGCGAATAGCTTGCAGAAGATTGAACCGATACATAGCTTGCTGTCAAAGAATTCGATGACCAGCTGCTTGTTATGTTGTATGAACTTCCAGTGGAGATGTTTGGTGCGTTTAGAGCATAACTAGCAGACGTGACCACTCCGATAACATTTGATGCAATCACATAACTTGAGGTATTCGATGTAACTGAATAACTGCTCGAAACTGATGCGGTCGCCCAGCTGCTTGTTATATTGTATTTGCTTCCTGTCGAAAGGTTAGGAGAATTCAGTGAATAACTCGATGTGATCGAATAGCTTGCCGATGATTGGACTGAAATATAACTGGCCGTAGATGAAAACGTCGACCAACTACTTGTTATGTTGTATGAACTTCCTGTAGAAATATTTGGTGCATTTAGAGCATAACTGGAACTCAATACTACGCCAACGATTCCACTTGAAGATACAAAGTTAGATATTCCCGCAGTTGTAGAATAACTGCTTGACACCGACGAAGTAGCCCAACTGCTTGTTATGTTGTATGAACTTCCAGTGGAGATGTTTGGTGCGTTTAGAGAATAACTCGACGTGATGGAATAACTGGCCGTGGGCTGTATTCCAATGTAACTCGCTGTCGATGCATTTGTAGACCAACTACTTGTTATGTTGTATGAACTTCCTGTGGTGAGCGTAAATCCATTTAGTACAATACTAGCAGTTTCGGCGTAACTTGAGCTAGCAGGAGATCCTAAAACAAAACTGGATGTTAAAGCATAACTAGAACTTTTTGCTGTAGCGGAATAGCTCGAAGATACCGATAAACTTGAGGTGGCAACCCAACTCGCGGATTCAACTGTAAACAAAGAACCCAGTTGAGTATTTGTTATAGTGTTAAGTGAACCGGTTACGTCGAAATAGACCACCGAACTCTGAGTATTTCTTAGTATAAATTCCTCAAAATCAGCGCTGCCAGACCGTTTTCTGGTCATTAAAATATCTAAGTCGGAAATCGCCATAATACCTTATAAATATTAAACCCCACCTACAATACGATAAATATTTGGGGTCAAGGTATCCAAACCGCCATGGGTTCACGTTTCCAGGAACCGTTTGAGTAGATGTATACAAAATTGTCATCTTTAGCCATCCACCCCTCCCCTCCCGGAGAGGATGAAGAGGATGGGACTTGATGCCAGATATCTTCGGTCGAATGTATATTCATTTTATTAAAATGTAGACCACGAAGAAAGAGAGTGTCTCCTCCACATTCCTCCGATATAGACATAGTGATAGTTTGAATCCAGTGCCATCCATCCCTCCTGACCATAAGAATTTGGGCTTACAGGAGCATCGTGCCAAAGTTGAACCCCCGGTTGTTCATTGGATGTTTGGGTCACAAGGTTCTCATAAAAACCTCTAATTTGATTGAGTTGTTCAGAAGAAACATCGGACGTCTCTCCGGACATATTTATCTTCGGCTTAACAAAATCTTCTCCATCCGGAACCATAGGATTTTCGTGGGTGTAGTCAATGGGTTTCTTATACGAAGTGTTCTTGAGATTACTGTTTATCTCAGCCATCTGACGCCCGGAAACAATTTCTGTTCCGACCTTTATTGCCCTCGGAGTTAAACTTCGTTTTACGGTCTGTTGCCTTTCCTCAAAAGACTCCTCCAGAAGATATGCCTTAACTTTCAAACTAAATGTGGCTTTGACGAGACGGTCGTCGTCAGATTGACTCTCCGACGTGAACGAGAATGTATCAGCGTAAACTCTGAATTTAAACCTCTTTGGATCCCCCCAATATTCTTCGCACGCAAAGTTTATCTTTTGAACTATTGTATTTATTTGTTCTACATACTCACACCAACAGATAAATTCGTATGTTACGTCGATATGATCCGGTAACGCTACGCTCAAAACTTGGTTTACAGGAGCGACATAATTATTCAATATAGAAAACCTATCATACTTGTTCTTTGCGTCAAATTTTCTTAAAACCGGATAAGTTAAGTGTCGGTTAAGAGTCATTAAATTCGGGTCTTTAACAAAAGATGTTCTGGAAAAAACTATCAATGGAAGTTGAAGTTTTCCTTGTTGGTCACGGAGAACTCCGTCTTGTTGAATGGCCTTCCATTTCTCCTGAGAAGCATATTGAACAGGAACCTTTATACTGGAACCGTTATCCAATACGTGTATATTAATCTCATCCGTTATATGTTTCAATACCGCCGTATCTATATCCAACAACTTTACCGTGAAGTTTTTAGAGGAGTCTTGGTCACGGCGGATGTTCAACGCACGATTCTCGGAAACCTTTGCGCCCGCCATCGCAGACGTAGATTGTATATTATTTGGTGCTGGGTTGTTAGTATTTCCTTGCCACGCCATAATTTTATGAAATTAGTTTTGTCTATCAACAAGATTTATCTTACTCAATCTTGAATAGTGTGTGTTACAAATTATAGATAAACTCTTGTCTGGCTGTCCCGCCAAAAACTGTTCTTGAACTACATTGTCAATTTCGTGATACCTCTCATTAAAGAAAATCAAATCACCCACTTGTGGAAAAAAGTTAACCTGTTGAAGCATCTTTTCTCTGAACATAAAAACCGGATTCTGCTTCCGGTCAGGGCCGAACTCAGCATCCTCCGTTGTTATATCACCACCGTCTCTTAAACACGTCATTTCTATTCCAGGAAAATAAAACTTTCCGGATGATTGATCGGTTTCACCGTATATGTTAGTCACCGTCTCAAGCGGTGCTATCTTATACAACGTCACCACTACTTGAACAATATCTGAATACAATTCAGCTTGAATAGAATTCAAAAAAAGTCTATCTCTCGATGAATAGTATCTTCCTAAGAAATCAGACACTTAATACTGCCTCCATCACAGTTTTTGGTAGATTTTTTTCTAAAATTCTCAAAATCTTAAAGTTATTTTTAATAGCTATTTCGTTTTTTTCAATATCATTAAAGAAAGCCTTCTTTTGAAATTCATATTTGCACGATTCTATTGTTTGTTTGTGCCAAAAATCACCATCAATTTCTAATAAAATATTATAATCCGTCAATAAAGCATCGTATACTTTTCCACACAGTTCGTATTTCTTGATGTAATTTATTTTTTCTTCATCCATCATACCATACACCTTTGTTTCTAGCGAAGTGTCTCCGTTGGGAGAAAATACCACTTTGAAACCCTTTATGGATGCATTTAAAAGGTGTTTACGCCAACCAACTTCGTCTCGATTCTTCCACGTTTTCCAAATTTCTCCAACCCGCTTTTTTTCGGATTCATTATTCTTCCAAAACAAAATCTTAGACTCAGAAATTTTTTTGTTTCTTTCATCTGTATAAATACGAGAATATAGAGAAGGATCTCTTTCAAACTTTCCCTTAGATGAGTTTGAAATTTTTTCTTTAGTTTCAGCGGTTCTCGGAACTCCTCGTCTAGCTTCCATCTTTTTTTTGACAGACGTTTCTGACATAGCCAGTTTTGTTTTCCGTGACACATTTTCACGATATTCTGGGTCGGAGTAAGCCAACAGCTTTGCACATCTTCCTCCACAACAACCGCTATATCCTTTGTTTAGATTTATAAAATTCGTTGGTGAAGAACAATGTTTGCAAGATCCGACATTTCCTATATATTTACAGTAATATTCCTCGGTGGAGATATTGTGTGAGTGTTTTATATGGATACCCAAACATCTGAAATCGGAAAAACTTCTTGAACACATCTTGCACAAAATTTTATCCATAAGTATTAATAAGTATTAAACCAAATACCCAAACTCCTATGTAAATCAGATTCGGAATTTTCTTCAAAACCTCGTTGGTTTTATCAGATTTATTCGCATTGGCCTCAAGCTGTTTGTCTATAGTTGTTGCTTCCAACATTTCCCTAAGTTGGGATATTAATGTTTCTTTTTCGGCAGCGGCCTCGGACCTAAGTTCGCCGCCGTCCAGTGTGACTTCTCCACCAGGAATTGGAACCGTGGAATACTTCTGCCTAATAGCACCCAAGACTTCTTTGCATAGAGCGAGAAAATATTTCTTAATCCACTGGCGACCGACTGAGTTTATGGTATAATACGGTATGTTTTGGTATGGTATATTTGAATAATCAGATGACTTTTGATACGCTGAGCCAGACAAAAACATAGAAGAACTCTTGTCGTTTTCAACAAAATATTCAAAATAGAGTTTATAGGAGACGTTAGGTATCGGAAATATCTTCAGCTTATTATTAACCAATTCAAATGAATACGCGCTCTTTCTAACCATGTCATTGAACTCAATCGCCTGACCCCGGAGAAGATCCTCGAAAATTGGGGTCATCAGAAATTGGGTGGCAGGAGAGTATCCCGCGAAACCCATCTCGTTAAGTATGTTGCTATAACTCATACCGGTCATACTAAATGGGTCATATATCCTAGCGAATGCGGGAGTAGGTCCATGAAACACTCTACGAATTTCAATACGATTAAAACTCTCAGAGGTGTTTCCCCATAAGGATTGTAAATCGTAGGTTTGCGTTCCCTGTGTGACGTTTATTGTTCCTCTTTTTAAATCTATCTTTCCACCAACCATCGCCTCTGTTCCATATGCTTTTGATACATCGACTACATAATTAAGACCGGAATCCACAACCGCCTTGCCCCCAACATTGGTGGTTCTAGTCTGACCGATTAGGTTTAGATAGTTATTTTTTATGTTGAATTGATTTACTTGAGCACCATATTCCGATACCGCTTCTTCATAACAAGCATAAAAGTTTATGTCCGTCAGCTCTATATCAACGACTGGATATCCAAGCCTTTGACCCGCCCATCTTGCTCCACTATAACAGTCTGCTGTAAATTCGGAATCGGTGTCGTATAAACCAAACGGTGTGGAGCCAGACACGGCAGAGCCGCTTCCTGGCCAACGAATTCTATCTTGGTCGATTCCAATACTCATATACCATATAAATAGTATAGTCTACCTAAACCCGAAAGAGTTTCGGTGGCGTATTAGTGAATTAACAAATATGTTCCCAACACGTCTTTTCTACTTGCAGAGTCGTCTCCGTCCCTCGGACGAACAATAACGTTGTATTTACCCACTTCGTCCGATTCAGGAGTATTTCTCAATTCGTCGTAAGTCAATATAGAGTTCTTGTCCACCTTAAACTTCTTAGCCATCCGATCCTTCAATGTATCCAAATCAGCGTCGGATTTAAATTTGACGCGGCCCTTCTCGTCCTTTACGTATTTAACCCTACCACTGGCACCAGGCTCTGTCTGAAGCAAATCAATGAAATCTTCCTTTGGAACCACAGTGGAGTTTTTTGTCTTTGTGAAATCAATGCGTTTCTCTTCTTCCTTCTTAGCACCCATAGAGAAGTTTATTAAGAAATTAGAAGGTTTATCACCCTGAGCAACCGACGCCATCTTCGTGTAGGCGTAGAAATTAACCTTCGGGAACTTCCTAGCAATAGAATATGCGAGAGCGAGATAATCCGGCGAGAAGAAGTCTCCTGCATCATGCCAACGAATTACGTTCTGTATATCCTTCTTATCAGATGCGGAGGATAGATTCGCTATCTCGTTCTCCAACATCTTTGAAAATCCGGCAGGATCATTTAAAAGGAAATTTAGGACCTTTGTCTGAGACAATGAAGCATCAGGAAACTGGACATATCCACCCTTTCTGGCATAACAATACACCTTACAAGCCCCAGCGCCCGGACAAGTGTCGACAACAACGAACTTACCTGTCTTTTCATCTATCGCCAAACCTTTCAACGCTGGCAGACCGATATTGTAAAATTGAACAAATCCCTTTCCTCCACTATGAGCCAATTTTTCATTCTGCTTAAGGAGTTTCTTAGGACGTGTCATTATTGCTTTTCTTAGAGCATCCAGATCATATTTTTTATTGTCCTGATTGTGTATTTCTATGTTGCTAGCGTGAACATACGGCATATCAAACCTATCCTTTGCCGATTTTTCTCCGGACATGGTTTTTGCCATATATTTCTGCATCTCATCATCGGAAACATCGCGTGTAGTTGCACCCAAAAAGTCCGCCTCATTTAAATTGTTTTTCACAAAGTCTTCGATTGGTATAACTTTCATCTCCAACAATGACTCGGATTTAATCTCATCCAAACATTCACCTATGATTTTTTTAAGTTCGGGAATTTTCATATTATTTTACCGTTACAAAGATAACTCCATTTACAGATTTCAACTCCACGTTTACAACATCCCGTCTTAGATTTGTAAAAAAGACGGATTGACCTCCGACTGTTTTGGTTTCATGTGCGTTTGACGCAACTTCAAAATCAACTGATGGCTGACTTTCCTGTTCGGATTGAAGATGATCCTCGGATAATAGGTCTTTAAGTTTAATCATGGTGTCAATAAATATCGTCGCACAGTATAAAATGTTGAAACATTTCGATTATAGACTAACATACATATATGTTCAAAGAACTCAAAACTGACCTTTTAACTGCTGAGGTGGACGCTATAGCACACTGTGCCAATTGTTTTTGCACTATGGGATCCGGTATAGCTAAGCAAATAAAAGAAAAACTTCCAGAAGCCTTTCTTGTGGATTCAAAGACCCAAGCCGGAGACAGAACTAAGTTTGGTCGATTTTCTTGTGCAGAAATCAACAACCCAAAGATTAAAACAAGTGTTAAATTCGTTTACAATCTATATGGTCAGTTTTATTACGGAAGGGATTCTCGTAAGTTAAACTACGAATCAATCTACACCGCTCTCGAAGGAATGAGACGGGATTGTGTATCAAAGCCAGTGAAAACAATTGGATTCCCAAAAAACATGGGATGTAATTTAGCAGGAGGACATTTTCCAATAGTTTACGAAATGATACATCACATCTACTCAGACAGTCCGTTCGATGTGTTTATATGTGAGTATGATTGATTTCCTAGGGTTATGGGTTGTGTGATGATACTTATACTCATGGAACATCTAAAATCAAAGTGTCCGAAGTGCCACAAAGGTGTCACGTTTAAAACAAAAAGTGGTTTATATAAATTCACGAAATACAACAGAAAGTGTAAAAATTGTTGTAATAAAAAGGATTATGTAAAGAACGAATTTGTTAGAGTTTGTAACGAATGTGGTGATGAAATGATATACAAAACAAGAATAGAAAAAAACCGTTCTGACCGAGAAGGGAGGATATGTCGATCATGTGCATCTACCATATATAATGCCCGTAGAGGATGTGTTCTCGACGCAGAAACTAAAAATAAATTACGGGATTCACGTATAGGCAAGAAGTTGTCATCAGAAACAAAGGAGATTCTCAGACATAGAATGATGGGTAATAAAAATCCATTTTTCGGCAAGAAACATACGCCGGAATCTTTATCGGAAAATAGCAGAAAAAACACGGGAAAAAATTCTAAAAATTTCGGAAAAAAGTTATCTGAAGAACATAAAGAAAAATTGAGACTCTCTTTTAGAGATAGGTTAAATAAATTGAGAATACCACTTCCAAATGGGAGGTGTTTTAACAAAAATGCATGCATTTTCATAGATAATTGGGGAAAATCAAACGGATATGAATTTCAACACGCCATGAACACTGGTGAAAAATTAATAACTGGATATTCCGTGGATGGTTATGATCCAAAAAATAACACCGTATTTGAATATGATGAAAAAAGACACTACAATTGTTTGGGTGAATTGAACCGTAAAGATGTGGATCGAATGATTAGGATAATAAAATCGTCAAACTGTAAATTTATCCGATACAATGAATTTTTAAACAAACTCTATGAGTGTAGATTGGTGGAAAACCAGATACACTATTCAACACTGTAATTATGCCTAAAATTTTATCAACCCGTTCAATTTATTATAACGACTGTAATTTGATTGCCCAGCCGGTCCATGAGACGTTAAAAAGCCGAACAGAAGTTCCAAAAGAATTGGATAGAATTTTTGTATCTCCTATGGCAGCAATAGTAGGAAATACATTTACAGAAGAGGCCACAGACTTGGGATTGAACGTAGGAATACACCGATTTTGTGACGCGTATAAACAGATTGAAATGGTCAAATCTTCCCCACATAATTACAAGAATACATACGTGAGTATCGGATTGAACGACTGGGATAGAGTGTCTCTACTAAAGGATTACACGTCGAATTGGATAATAGATTGCGCAAACGGTTATTTATTCAATCAGATACTTCCCACCATACGACGACTACAATCCACAGCTAGTATTAAAAATCTGGTGATAGGAAACATACATTCTAAAGAAGGCATAGAAATTTACAAAGAGTTGTCTGAGGAAATATTCCGTGTTTATTTCAGAGTTGGTATTGCGTGCGGGTCAGCGTGTTCGACATCGGATGCCACGGGGATAAACCGTGGACAGATAACCGAACTCATTGAATGTCGTGAATATATCGACAACGAAAAATTCTCTAACTTCTTTGTAATGGCCGACGGAGGAATCAAAAACGGAAACTACGCGTCAAAAGCATTTGGTGCCGGAGCAGATTGTATCATGTTGGGCGGGTTCTTTTCGAGAGCAAAAGAGGCGGAAACCCATGTCATAAAGGACGGAACATATTGGGGAGGTGCAAGCAAAAAACAACAAGAACTGTTCGGCGGAGTAAAACGCCACAGCGAAGGCAAGGTATATCAAGTTGAGGGTGAACTTCTTCCGTTGGAAGCCCTCGTGAATGAACTGTGGGGAGGCATAAGCAGTTGTGTCAGTTACAGTGGATATTCCACATTGAATGATTTTATTGGTCACGGTGTTTTTGAAATAAAGGAAAACAGTTTACCCCCACGGGGAAGATGAAAGGAAATAATTATGGGATGGGGTGGATATGGGATATATGATGGAGATGGAACACAAACCTGTCACTATGACTTTATTGTGTGGAGTGGATGTGCTACCGAGGATGAAATATATGATGGAGAGTGGCTTAAACTCAACAAGACAAAGATTCCAGTGGATAGACTCTCCATTTTTGAAAAAAATATAGGAAAAGTCATTAAGAAGATGCCTAAGGTTAAATTTTGGAATGAAAATAAAGCCATTGAATGGCAAATGCTTTTGTCGTTATTGTTAGATAACAAAATAAAACCGCCGGCGGTTGTAAAGAAGAATGGGATACTTGCAACCGAATTTTTAATGGGAGAACATGCATCGGATTTCTGTTCACCGGCAGCCCGTAGAGCGATTTTAAGAAGATTTATAAAACGTATAAATGCGGCAAAATCTTAATTGAAAAGAGGCACTTATGTTTAAGACCGAGGTCGTTAACAAATACAAATCGGACCGATATGACGTGTATATAGGTCGAGGATCACCTTATGGAA